GCCAAACAGAAAAATCCACAGGCATTATTCATTAAACTCTGTATATCCTTTTTTGTATATGGTAAATATTTATTAAAATCTTTCTTTACAGCTGATTTTATTGATTCGCTAGGCGGTGCTCCATATGGGTCAAAAAATATCGGTTCAATATTATCTTTTGGTGTCTTTCTTACATATAATAATGTCCAATGAGTTCCTGAATTTTGATTACCGTCATCATCTTCGGAATCTTGTAAATTAATAATATATGCCTTATTGGTTTCAATATGTGGCAATTCATCTTTAAAAAAACATCCACCATATGGGACATTCATACGACCAGCTAAATCTTCAATTTGTAAATCTGTAAGCATTTTATATAATATATATTTTTATATTTATTTCTTTAAGTTATTTTATTATATACTACCAAAGAATATAATAGGAAAGAAAAGCAGGAGTATTTTCTGGCATATTTTTCCATTTATGATTTCTCCTAATGAAGTTTTCCCTTCTTTCATCGCTTCCATGTTTTGTATAATCCTCCATTCCCCAAGCCCCAAAATGCACCCATTTATTATTTGTAAAATCTCCTTTTATCATATATTTTTTATCCTTTCTTGTTGATATATCTAGTTCATAATCATCACCAAATAATAATTTTGCCCTATGATTTGCTTCTTTAGGGTTTGAATATTTCCATATTTCTCTTTCTTTATTCATTATTAAAATTTAATCTTTTATTCTTTATATTAATTTTTATGTTCTTCTATAGTTCTAGATATGGGTAAATTTATATGCGGTGAATTATTTCCTAAATTTCTTATACTATCTGTTCTTATACCTAGTTCCATAGCTTTCATTTCTTCTTCAGTTTCTGCATCTATATCTCTATGAATTTCTATTAATCCCCAACAACATTTTACATTATCACATTTTGATTTTAAACAATATTTTAATGCTAAAGCAATAGATCCTGTTAATATTGTTAAAACTGTTATCCAAAAAGCACTGTCAAATGTAGAATACCACATTATATTATTAATAATAAAGATATAATATTAAATAAAAAATTAATTAAATTGTGAAACCGCGTAAAAATATTGTGCTAAATTTTGAGACCATATTAAAGTCACTTCTACGACAGAAAATTTTTTTAATTGATATGGAGAAGATGATGTTCCACCGTAATGACTAAAAAATGTAATTCCATCTGAATTACTAATAGTGACATCTACACCGTTTAAATTTGCAAATTTACAACTCCAACCTACTCTTTCTTCATCTGGTAAAGTAGTATCACTATCTAACAATCTTGTATATGTATTTAAATCAACGTTCGTTATACCATCATCAAATACAATATAATTCATATATTTCTGGATAATTTGGTTTTGCACTGCTAATATTGGTTTATAACTATATCCAGCATCATTAAATTTAAAAAATTGTTTAGTTTGAGAATTTACGAATATATCATTGTTATTTGTAGTTATTATATGATTATTTGTTCCTCCTACATCAATGCCGAATTTTAATTCTCCACCGAATGAGATATTAGTAAATTGTAAAGATGAATTATTCATTTGTGTTTCAGAATTTCCAGAAGAATCATTTACTCTAAAATTGAGACCATCCATTTGAGTAGAATATGTTCCTGCATACGTACAAAGCACAGAAGACGGTGTTATAACAGTTGTATTCGTTGCTGGAATGTCTTCAATTGTAATATTATCTTTCGTCATAGAATTATAATAACTGGTATTATCTGTGATTATAATATTTGTATTATTTGGTGGGTTAAAATTTGCTTGTATAGTTACAGAAGTAGGAGTTACTCCGGTCCCTTGAAGACTTAAAGAATTATTATTTAAAATTGCCGTTTGAGTTGCTCCTACATTTTGTACATTTAAAGTATCCTCAAATAAAACAGTATGATTATTAGGAGGGTATGGTTGTAATGCATCTAATGCTGTATTTAATAAAACTAATCGACCAAAAGGCATTATAGTGCTGTTTTTTTCTATCCCAACTTGGTTTATTATAGTTGGTGTCAATAATGGAAAATCATCATCTCTTAAAGTTAAACCCGGTATTTGAATGTTAGACATAATATTAATATTACATATATATCAATATAATTTTAATCAAAAATATTTTATTTTAAATAATAAGTGATAATAGCAGAACCGCCTTGTGGTAGTGGTGAAGGTGTTTGACATTGATTATTTACACCAATAGCCGAATATCTCTGACCACATCCTCTTACTATATCATTACTTGTTCCAGTTGTTAAAATAGCATTAGGTCTGCCTGCACTTTGAGGAATAACACTGCAATCTTGAAATGGTAAGTTAGTAGTGCCAGCAATACCAGCGCTACCTGTTGATATTAACCACGTTCCAGCATTTGTATCAGCACTTCCGGCTATTTGAGCAGAACCGGCAAGACCAGCACTACCTGAAGATGCACCACCACCATTATTACCATTATATGCTCTACATAATTCAACACCATTATATGATATAAAACTACTTTGTCCTGATGAGTTGTTTATTGTTAATGATAAATTACCAGTAGTAATTGATAATATTGTTTGTGTTATACACATACTAGCACCTCCACCACTTCCTCCCGAATTCCAAAGATTTCCGCCCGCATCATTATTAGTTCCTGCTAGTCCACCTTTACCGACTAATCTGATAGATATACCGATACAATCTGCAGGAATTGTAATTGATTGAGAGCTTGTATATTCGACCGAATATGTTTTATTAGTTGCTCCTGTATAAGCAGTTGTTTGTTGAGTTCCATCAGGAAACTGTAAAAAGTTCCCGATGTTGTTTATTTTAAAAGGTAGATTTGTATCAACGAATGTTGAAGTCATATTCATAATTAACACTTGAGTTCCTCCTACTGTATTAGTTGCAAATGTAAACGCTCCACCGTTAACATTATTGTCAAAGAATACACCTGCAACATTTTGATAAAGAGTTGTTCCAGTTGCTATAGGGCCTCCTGAAATGGGGATTAAATTTAAATAGCCTGTATTAATTTGTCTATCAATTGCGCTTGTTGCATTCATAGTTAAAGTTTTATTCATACTTACGGTATTATTAAATGTCGCTATACCATTAACGGTTATGCCTTGTAAATTTTCATCTCCTTGAGCATTTGGATATTTTAAAAATAATTTTTTTGCTTTATCATATGTAAGAAATGTGCTATTTGCGTCCCTAAAAACGCTAACATCAAAAATAGGTAAATCTTCAGTGGGTGGTAAATATTCAGCCATTATAATATTTTATAATATTCATTAATTTTTAAATATTTTATATTATATAAAGATTTATCGCATTATAAATATATTTTAATGAGTAGAGCAAGACAAAATAAGAAAGAAATTATTAATTATTATGAGGTTATACCAAAGAAATTTAAAGAAGATGTAAAGAATCCATATTTTAATTCTCATCATATAGAAATCCCTTTTCGTATGTGTGTAGTAGCTCCTTCTGGAAGTGGAAAAACAAATTTTATTGTCAATCTTATTAAAGTTTTTAGTCAAGGACAAGGGACTTTTACAGACATAACTATTATAACGAGAAATAAAGACGAGCCTTTATATAACTGGTTAGAAACTTTAAGCGATAGAATTAAAATATTTGAAGGGATGAGACATAACCCAAAATTGGACGATTATGATAAAGAATATAATCATTTATTAATTTGGGATGACCTCGTATTATCCAAAAATCTTAATGAAGTTTCTGAATATTATATACGTGCAAGAAAGAAAAACGTATCTTTATGTTTTCTCAGTCAATCCTATGCTGATATACCAAAAATTATAAGAAAAAATTCATCCTATCTTGTTTTATTTGATTTGGGTGGGTCAAAACGTGAAAGGACTTATATAATGAATGAATGGGGAAGCGACTTAGAAAAAGAGGAATTAATAGCCATTTATAACGATGCTACCGCTGAGCACATGAGACCATTAATTATTAGAGGTGGAAAGACAAAAAGAAACGAAAAATACAGAAAAGGATTTAGTGATTTCTATAATTTGGATGAATTTTTTAGAGAAAATCCTGTATTAGTTGAGCCTGTTAAACGAGGTAGAAAGATTAAAATAAATGATAATTATGAAAGGGAAAATTCAAGCTCAGACAGTGATAATTAATTTTAATGGTTGATATATTTTATAATAATTATATCATAATAGGGCTTTAGCTTCAAAACGCTTGTCGATTTTGATGTTTGCTCAAGAGATTAGAAATATTATAGTTCACGTTGCTCTTATAAAATGTAACATATGGATTTCAAACATTTCTTAAAAAATGAAAATTTGTTATTTTTAGAAAATCTTTAAAAAGTACATGTTACATTTTATAAGAGCAACGTGAACTATGAAATTCACGATCTCTTTAGAAAACCTCATTTTGGAATAAAATTTTATCGGTATTATTAAATAGTCAAAAATATACATTAAAAAAATGGTGATGAAAAAGGCTTAAAGATTTGTCAGGATATATAATTATAAAAATCATACAATGTTAAACGCACTGAAAAATAATAAAGTATTGTTATGGGGTTTAAAAGTTGTGCCAGCTGAAAAATTAGAACCATACGACCATGGAAATAAAAACCCGAGGAGCATATTACAAGCTGGAAAGAAAAAAACCAAAAAAGATAAATCGATGGGTGAAATTATTGAAAACGATAGCGAAGAAGAGGGGCTCGCCGAGGAAGAAGAAGAACAAAAAGAAAGGCTTGATACAGACGTTTTTAACACTGCTGAAACCTATACACAAAAAGATTTACCCTTTTTATTAAAAGAAAAAAAGAGATTAGAAGATGAAAAAGACAAGCTAGACGAAGAACAAAATGAAACTGATGATATGGATGAAATATTTAGATTAGGAGATTTAAGTGAAAGAATGGAAATTATTATAGAGGATATCAAATATGAAATTAAAAAATTACAAGACAAAAACAAAGATATCGATGAGGAAGAACCAGTTAAACCAGCTCCCAAAAAATCATATGCTTCTAAAAAATCAATTGATGGTAAAGGGTTTAAAAAAGGGTCTCCTGAAGCTTTAGCACATGCTCAAAAAATGAGAGAATCAAAATTATCAAAAATACCAAAAGCCGAGTCTCCTATACCCGTTAAAAAGGGTAGAGTTGTAAAAGGCTCAGAAGAAGCTAAAGAATTAGGTAGAAAATTAGCAGAAGCAAAAAAGGCCAAGAAAATGCAAATTGAAGCTCCGAAAATTGTTGAACAGCCAAAAAAGAAGGTTGTAAATAAAAAACCATGGTATTATATTGGTGATATTCCTGTGAGATATAGACCTGCAACAATGGACGAAGCAGTTAAGCATAATATGGTATCAGAATATGGTAAATATCAAGTCGATGAAACAAAATATAAATTTTATAAAAACTATGGTATAATGTTGAGTTTTGATTTATCTGATTCTATGCTTATCGCTCAAAGCTCAGGAATTAAAAGAAGAATTGAAAACGTAGGCGACAAAATTGAAAGGAAAGAAATTGAAGCCGATAAATATGACGATGAAGCCAAAAAAAGTTATATATTATGGGAAATTTCAGAACTCAATAAAGAACGTAAAGATATCATCAATGCATATAATTGGTTAATGAGAGAATATTATGAACGTCGAGGACAACCCTATGAAAATCAAAAATTTAAACGAGAATTTGTAAAACTTAAAGAAGCTGAGAAAATCAAAGAAAAACCAGTTACACCTCCAAAGGTTAAAGAGGTTAAACAGAAAAAACCAAAGAAGAAAACAATTAAAGAAATAGAAGAAGAGAACAAAGAAATATATACTAAAGGTGATAATGAAATTAGGATTACAAAAGATTATTTTGATGAACATGGAAAATTAAAACCAGAAAAATCAAAAGAATTATTCGATAAAGGGATTATGCTTGATAAATCTATGTATCATTTAGACGATTATAGAAAATATATATACGTGCCAAAATTTAATATGATAGACAATATAATTGAAGATTTATTTACTGAATATAAAGAAGTTAAAAAAGCTCCAAAATCAGAGGCTAAAAAAGCATCAAAATCGACAAGCGTTTTGAAGCCAGAGGCTGAAAAATTACCAAAATCGGAACCTAAAGTTAAAAAATCCCTAGCTTCCGAAGTTGTAACAAAAACGGAAAGCAAAATATTAACTCCTGAATTAGAAGAAGAACATGGGATTATAGAATATCTAAAATTGGAACCAGAAGATGAAGAGGATGAAATGATGAAAGAAATGGCTGATGCAAATAATAACGCAAGGGCAAAACAAATCGAACAATTAAGCAAAAAATTAGGAATAAATTTTATTGACCCAAATATTAATATAAAGGCATAAGAATACATATATTATTATAATGGTTAAAATTAATAAAATTGACAATAAGATTAATCAAGCATTTCACGATAAAAAATTTAATAGAAGTTTAAAAGCAGTTGGAAAAGTAGCCAAAAAACAAGTTTTACCCGCTGTTGTATCTACCGCTATCCCTTTAGCATCTACAGCTTTGGGTGCAGTTGCTACAACATACGGTGGTCCAATGGCTGGTCAAGTAGTCCAAGGAATGAGTCAGAATTTAATGGAACAATATATACCCGATAAATATCAATCAAAAAATAAATATGTAAATATGTTTGGCGATGCATTAAATCAAGGAATCGGAGCAATGTCTGGAGATGTAGATCCTTATGCTATGATGAACCTCCAGAATCAATTTGTAAATCAAGTTTCGAAGGACTTAGGAGGGGCTCGCCCTATGAAACCACCCAAATATCAAACTATGCCCTACCGTCAGGCTTCAAATTCTCTTGTAGGATTTGATGTTTTTCCTACACAGATGCAATATAAACAACCTGTATATAATCCTGAAAATCCATATGAGGATATTATGCAACAATTATACAATAAAAATTATATGTCAATGAGTAATTTACCACCTCAACCTACTCAAGAAATAGATAAAAATGCAGAAAATGATGCTATTTATAAGGATGCAAATATAATCAATAATGCGGATGACATGATAATTAAAACGTCACCTTATCAACAAACAGAAGGGAGTGTAAAAGGCCTTTTAGGAGCAGGTATATCTCCAGAAGTGCATATTGATATTAATAGCCATAATAATAAAAGTGGAAAGTATAAAATGGGAGATGGTATAAAAAAAAGAAATAGAGGACGACCAAAATCAGCTGATGAAGTGCAAAAAATACAAAATAAAAAAATGGCTAAATACAATAAATTTATGAGTGCTAGACAAGGATTGAATCCTGACGAGGAAGACCTTGATTTATCCGTTGCTCCAAATCCATCTTTACAACAATTATTAAGGCATAGAAAAAGCAAAGTAAAAAGAGAAGGAGATGAAGATTTAAGGGCTTTGTTAAAATTTTTAAAGAATGAAACAGGGGTTAAAACACCAAGAGAAATAAGAAAAAATAGAGGTCATGATATTTAATTTCAAAACGCTTGTCGATTTTGATATATAATATAATCTTCTTTAAGATATCGTATATATAATTATGTAACCAATGGAAAATAATAAATATCAAAAATTTGTAATTTATAAAATATATCAAAAGTCTGAACCTAGTATGGTGTATATTGGTAGCTCAACGAATTTCAAAAGACGCAAATCACAACACAAAAAAAATATATCAAATCGAAGGTCAAAAGCATACCATTATCCATTATATCAATATATACGTAATCAAGGCGGTTGGGAAAATTTCGATATGGTCATTTATTTAGATTATCCTTGTAACTCAAAAAATGAAGGTTTAACAAAAGAAACAGAAATTATTAAACTTTTAAATAGTCCATTAAATTCTATGGTATCCATAAAATAAAATAAAAAACAATATAAAGAAATAATTATATATATATTCATTATAGAAAAATGCAAGATTTATATGATGACGATTATACAGCTGATGGAGTATATACAATTAAAAAACAACTTGAAATAATTGAAGAAGATGAAAAAAACGATCCTATTATTAACGAGCGTATTGAACAAAGAGAATTATTGCAAAGGGTTAAAATGCTTGGATTGCATAATATGGGATTAGATATTTTTACAGATACAAGAAATTTGAACCGTTTAATGAGAGATAGATTGCAGAGAGAAATGCATTTATATAATGGTGTAGATTCTAACCAAATAATTACAGAATTTAACGAACTAGTTTGCATAGTTTTAGATGAACATAAAAACGTTGAAAAATTACCAGTATATAAACATACCTATGCAATATAGGCTTCAAAACGTTTATCGCTTTTGATGCGTATGCAATATAAAATTAAATTTAATTTAAGAAAATGCCGATTATATAATATATTTTATATAATGAGTGGATTTAGGAATAAAAACGCATCTGACGTTACAAAAAACAGGAATGCATATATGGCTAATTTAGCGCTACAGGAACAAATTAATGATATGAATTTACAGGCAAATAAGACATATTTATTAAGTGGTCAATTACCACCTTCTAGCCAAATGCAAGATACGCGAACAACATCAGAAAAATTAAAAGATGTTGAAGGAATGAAACAACAAATTGCTAAAGATTTATATGACATAGCAGAACCTCAATTTGCTTATGCTATAGTAAATAAAGTATTGAATTCTCCATTGAATGTTAATAATTCTTTATTTAGATTTTTAGCACAAAAAGCCAAACAAATAAATGAACAATTAAAACCATTATATCCATATAGAATTGAAGGAGATATGAACGATATTGAACAAATTGTTAGTTTTATTAAGAATATGTATAACAATACTCAAGGAAGCTTTCAAAGTGTCAAATCTTATATTAATTCAGTAAATGGTATAAGCTCAAATTCAAGAGTTGTAAGTGCAAATGATATTGATAATATTATTATTGGTATAAAAGATATAATTAAAAATTTAGAAATAGGTAAATTAAATCTTGATACAGAGAACAGAACAGGATTTCCAAGAACATTATTTTTAATTATAAATGATTTACAAGATAAACTTATAAAATTAAAAAATATATTACCTACTACTGAACAATTAAATTTATTTTTATCTGAAAATGAAAAGGATATATCATCAGGAACATCTGGAGAATTTAGCGAAGAAATGAAATCTTTGTTTAATTTTTTAGAAAACGAAATGCCAAAATTTCAAGATGTATCTTCATTAATTATTAAAGGAAAGCAATATTCAAAAACAAAAAAATACGAATTATTGGAAAAAACATTATTATCAATAAATAATTTATTTGGATTTTTGTCAAATATACAACAGTTTAATAATATATTGGAAGATATTGGATTTATTAAAAATATTGGAGTCAGAAAAGAAAATGAAATATATAGATTACAAGAAACTCAAACTTTACAAGCTATTAAAGCGCAAAATCAACATGAAAAAGATATAAGTAAAGCTACTAAAGTTTATGTAATGAATGACCCTTTAAATGTAACGAGCGGAGGAGCTCCGCCTAATATTACAATACCTTTTGAGAGAAGAGAAGAAGGCGAAGGGGAAACAAAAGAAGATATAAATGACTCAATATTTAGAGACGTAGAAGGAGAACCTGAAGAAGACGTAAATGAATCTATATTTACAGACGTAGAAGGAGAACCCGAAGAAGACGTAAATGAATCAATATTCAGAGATGTAGAAGGAGAACCAGAAGAAGATATTTATGAATCTATATTTAGAGATGTAGAAGGAGAGCCAAGAATTTCAAGGGATGAATTAAACAGATATTTACGTGAAAGACAGATATTAATGGAGAGAATGAGGAATGAAATGGATAGATATAATCAAAATAGAGGAAGATCTGGAAATGGAATTAAAATATCAAAATCGTCAAGCGTTTTGAAACCAGAGACATCAAAATCGTCAAGCGTTTTGAAACCAGAGGAAAGAGTGGCTCGTCGAAGTAATTTTATAGGCTTTGGTGTATCTGAGATTAATAAAAGAAGTCTTGACAAAAATATTGTAAAAATTAGACGTCCTTCATCAAAATCTAATTATATGGATTTACCAAGCAAAAGAGTGAGTCCTCATATGAAAAAAATAATTGAAAGAATAGTAGGCGGAGGAATGCCAGAATTTGATGACCTTGTAAAAATGGATAATGATGAAAAAATTTATTTGAACAAACTATTAGAAAAAGCTGACTTAAAAGGCCGTTTATCTGTCCCTACACCATCCAAAGACCAAGAAGAAAAAGATATACATGAGTTTGATTTACTCAAAGGTCAAATAATGTCTGGTAATGATAACAAAGAACTGGTCAGACGATTTAAACTTTTAATTAGAAAGCTATCAAGAAATCAATTATTACCACGTGCAGAAGTTAATGATATGTTAGATATACTCTCCGATTTGGGATATTAGACTTTTTAATTTTAAAAATAATTAGTCAAAAAATATTAATCAATATTTTTAATATTTAAAGAATGGTCAATTTTTCATATTATTATAATGAGTGGTTTTTATAACAACTGGATTAAAGTAACACATCCCAATATGAAGAATGATATTGTACAAATGGAAAGTGGTGGATATCAAAAGCCCTTTTATTTTGGAGGGTCACAAGTCCCAATAATATTGAAAGAAGAACATCATAAATTAGATAATAGAGGGACAAAAAGAAAAATTTCATTTATGCCTGATACAAACGATAACGTATATTTACATGGTCAAGGTATTCATATGCCTAAAGTTATTGGTAGTTTGAAGTCGCATATGTGATTAATTGATATAAAAATGGTTAAAAATTTGTTGTATTATTAATATTATTAATACAAATGTTTATTTTAGTTTTAAACTCGTCAAATGTTATCCAAGATGGTCAAAATAATAAGTTAGTATATAATTTTCCTAACAGTATTTTATTTAAAGATAAATATATCGCTGTTTCATCTGTAACCATGTATTACTCGTGGTTTAATATAGATAGTAAATATCAAAATAATATTATAACTTATTCTTGGACATCCGGTGCAGTTACTACTGTCTATACAATTACAATCCCAAATGGTTTATATAATATTGCTGATATCAATTTTTATATTCAATGGACATTAATTAATAATAATCATTATTTGGTTAATGCAGGTGGGGAAAATGTTTATGCCATTGAGTTATTGGTTAATGAAAATAGATATGCTATTCAACTCAATACTTTTTTATTTCCCTCAGCTTTGCCAGTTGGTTGGACAAATCCTGCCGGCGTGGTTTTTCCTACTCAGCCTTTTAATCCTGTAGTTGTTTTTCCTCCTAGTTTTTCTAATCTTGTAGGATATCCCGATAATTTTACAAGCAATGGAAACGTCAATAATGCATATGTCCCTCCACCTGCTACTGCTTCAAATAATTACGTAACTAAAAACGGAGCTGGAACATTATCTTATCTTTCAAATACATCCCCGAATGTCCAACCAAATAGCTCGATTTTCTTGGCTATAACCAATATTAATAATCCATATTCTCAACCATCTTCAATTATTTACAGTGTTACACCAACAGTCGGAATCGGCGAGCAAGTGATTGAAAGACCTCCTAATTTTATGTGGAATAAAATGATTGATGGGACATATAACGAGTTGAGATTAGTAATTTTAGGAATCGATAAATCACCTATTCAATTGAATGACCCAAATATGACAATTTTATTAACTATAAGGGATAAAGACGAAATCCCAAGCAAACTTTAATTTTTTATTATTTAGCTGATATATTGATATTAATATATTGATTATGGGGTTTGCTCAAGAGATTAGCATTATTATAGTTCACGTTGCTCTTATAAAATGTAACATATGGATTTCAAAGATTTTCTAAAAATAACAAATTTTCATTTTTTAAGAAATGTTTAAAAAGTACATGTTACATTTTATAAGAGCAACGTGAACTATAATATTCACGAACTCTTAAGCAAACTAGGGTTTCATATAAAATTATATCCGTATATCCTAAACATCAAAATCGACAAGCGTTTTGAAGCTAAAGACAAATAAAATCATATAAAGAATTGAATCATATATTAACTATTAAAATGTTAAAACAAAATTACAGTATAAACGAGAATAAGATTAATTTTATGCTTGATGAATTAGAGGCGGATAGAGCTAAAATATTCGCTGAAATAAAAACGTCAAATTCATCTGATGTTACTAAAGAAAATAAATTAAGAAATCTGGAAGAAATACAAAAGAAATTGATGAAATATAAGAAATTATTAACAAAAGAAAAAGAAACTATTTAAAGGCTTGGTTATTTTTATATATATTTATAAAATGGCATCACGAACTTCACATATACATTTTTCAGGTAGAGGAGCAAGATTAAACACTTTAACCCGTCAAACATTTGGCAATGGAATAGGTAGTGTTTTATTGGATGGTGGTATGGGCGGACAAAGCTCATATCATAGTTTGGAAGATTATTATAGCACTACAAATAACAGGTCTCAATCAGGCCGAGGTTTAAGTGATAAAATTGGGGATAGACTATCTAGACTTCAAATTAACAAGCCAAATAAGCCAAAAGTTAAAAATATAGTTATTTAATTAATAAAAAAGGATTTAAAGAATGGTATTATAATAATATTTATTAATATAATGTCGTGTGATAAATTAGTATTCGATCTATCTCAAGAAGTGGAGGGCTCTCCAAATGTCTTTATTCGCAAGGATTGGTTAAACATCCTTGACAACCAAAATCAAAATTATCAAAATAATCAGTCAATTATTGACACTTCTCAATTGGCTAATAGTAATAAATATATGGGTTACAGAGAAGCCTATTTAGCCGTCCCTATGATTTTATCAGTAAGAACTCCAAATTCTTCAGCTGGAACTTATAGTATTTACGATTATGGGGTTGGACTTAAAAATTGGTTTGGTCAAATTATTCATTCTTTAACATTAGATTATAATGGAACAACTATTATCCAACAAACTCCATTTTGTAATATGTGGAATTCTTTCAAACTATTAACTACTTTATCTTATAGTGATGTCCTAACACAAGGCCCTACAATTGGATTTTATCCAGATACGTCAGACGCTTGGATTTATAATACAGCTGGTATTTATGTAAGAAATAATGTGGATGCTCAATTATCATCACCATGTGTAACACCTATACAAAATACATATTCTCAAGCTTCAATTGTAACAGGTGCAACGGTTGCTGGTCAGCCTTTATTGATAGGTGGAAATTTAGGCCTTTCATTTAGAAGCAAATGGATTGCTTTCAATCCGGCAGCGGGAGCTGGTGGTGTTGGTGGTGCAACCTATAATGAAATTGGAGTCAATAGCGGAAACTTAACACAAATATGGAAATCTAATATTTCTAATAAATCTACAGCTACAACAACAGCAAACGGACTTTTACAAATTTCTATAATGGCTACAATTTATTTGAAACATTTGCACTCATTCTTTAATATGGTCCCATTATTAAAAGGTGTATTTATGAAATTGACAATGAACTTGAACAATTCACAAGCTACTGTTTCCACATCAGCCGGAAAAGTCCAAAATGCATATACATCAAGCGTTTATATTGGAGGTGTATTGCCTATTATGATTCCATCAGATACATCTGGATCAGCATATCAAACATTAGCAAATTGTCCAGCTAGCTCAACATTTTATTATGACTTGATGGTTGGGAGTAAATCATATAATACAAATATTACAAATACTACAAATGCCCCAACTTCTCCTTATGTTGAAGGAAATTTAGCTAAGTCAATTTATTTATATGTCCCTGCTTACACATTTAACCCTACATTTGAACAAGCATATTTGTCTAATCCATTGAAACAAGTGAAATATACAGATATTTATCAATATCAAGTAAAGAATATTACATCTGGACAACAATTTAATAATTTGATTACTAATGGTATAGCCAATATTAAAAGTGTCCTTATCATTCCATTTTATTCAAATGTTGCAACTGCTGTAGGTGGAGGTGTCCCAACATTGGGTACTGTATATTCAGAATGGCAGAGTCCTTTTGACCCAGCTGGATGTGGAACAACTGCACCAATGGTTACACTTGGAAATTTCAACGTCCAAATCTCTGGTCAAAATGCTATTTACAATATGCAACGCTATAGTTTTGAAGAATGGAATAACCAATTATATGGACAAAATGCAGTTAATGGCGGTTTAACAGATGGTTTAACAAGTGGATTAATTGATTTCAATGATTTCCAGCAATCATATTGTTATTACTATGTCAATGTTGAAAGAATGTTACCAGTCGAACAATCAGTGCCTAAATCTGTCCAAATTCTTGGAACCAATTATTCAACTATGCCTTTAGATTTATGGGTATTTATTGAATACGGTGTGCAGGTATCTATCGATGTGCTCACAGGGGCTCGCGTATAAAAATATAATATAAAAATAATTTTTATTTGAACATTTAATAATATATATAATTATATTATGAAGCACAAAATTTTAAAGAATCCTAAAAAATATAGTGAAAATTTAGTAACAATTAATTTAATACATGAATTAAATAAAGGTAAAAAATTAAGTGATTTGCAAAATGAATATCCGGAAGCATATAAAAATAATGAACGTTTATTAAACATAATAATACGTAAAAATTTAATTTAAAGAATTTGATACTTAATATTATTATCTAATATTATGCATTTAATAAGTTTTTCAGCATCACCTAGACAAATATCAAAATTACGTAATGGTCATAAAGTACGTATCAAAAAAGGAACAGGTTTTAATCTTGTTGTCAATCCTCAAAATTATCATTTAGTTAGTAGAGCATTTACTAAAAATAAAGGTTTAGATATTCAATTATCACCTGATGAATTAAAGGTAAATAGCGAAATGTCACCAGAACAACATGATGAATTAGCCGAAGCAATGGAGGGGGCGAGCCCATCAATGGAAGGCTCTGGATTATTTAAAAAAGTCCCATATTCTGAAGGCGGAGCATTGTTTAAATTTCTAGGAAGTAAAAAAGCCAAAGCAGTAAGAAGGGCTTTAAAACCAGCCGGCAGAGCATTTAAAAACTATGCACAGGATGAATTACATAACCAATTAGCACAGGCTCATATGGCAGGTGCTGATTATGTCCCTGACAATCCAAACGCTCAAATGGGATATAATTTAATGGCTCAAGCAGGTCACAATGCTATCGGATATAATAGACCTGTTTATGGACAAGCCCCTCCTCAGCAATATCATACAATGCCTTACGGAGCTCGCGGTTATGGTTTAGGAGCAGGTTTAAGTGGTTACGATGCATTACGGGCTTCAAATATGGCAACTGCAGAAGCTAATCATAGATTGGCTAAATATCATAATGAAACAGTCCATGGTCAAATCGCTCAGCCTACCATTAGAAGATATTGGGATGAACCATTAGAACCACCTTCAAGAGGCTCAGGAATTATTCAAATGCAAGGCCGTGGAACATTGTTGAGTGGTCATTTACCAGTCGCTTTACAAAGCCAACCATTTGGGGCTAATTTCCATATGCAATTTTTCTTGCCACCTGAATATAGAAAGTTTAACGATGGGACCAATATGGAAGGAAGAGGATTGTATATTTAATAAACAAAAATTAATTTAAACCTTAATTTATAATATTATTTATTAATATTATGAATCTTATCGATTATATAAAAGAAAAAAGGCCATCAATTTCTGAGTCTTCTTTAAAGACATATAACAGTATTTTAAAAGGTCTATATAAAAAAATATTTAATTCTACAGATATAGACATAGAAAAATTTAATGACAGTGAAGAAATATTAAAATATTTAAGAAATATGGAACCACGTAAAAGAAAAACTATATTGTCGGCTTTGGTAGTCATAACAAATAATAAAGATTATAATAGACAAATGTTAGACGATATCAAAGAATACAATAAAGAGGAAGCTAAACAAAAGAGGACTGAAAGGCAAAATGAGAACTGGGTAGAAAAGGATGTTTTGAACTCACTTTATGAGCATCTACGCCTTCAATCTAACGCTCTAATGAAACTATCTAATTTAACCCCTGTTATGTATCAAGATTTACAAAATTATATTATTCTATGTTTGCTAGGTGGTAAATATATCCCGCCAAGAAGATTAAAAGATTATACAGATTTTAAAATTAAAAATATAAATAAACAAACTGACAATTATATATATGGTAATAAACTATATTTTAATTCATATAAAACGGCTAAAACATACGGTAAGCAAATGGTCGAAATACCAAAAGAATTAAAAAATATATTGTCTAAATGGATAAAGAAAAATCCAACAGATTATTTATTATTTGATACTGATTATAACCAATTAAATAATGTAAAATTAAACCAAAGATTAAACAAAATATTTGATAAACATATATCAGTCAATCAACTGAGAAAATTTTATTTAACTGATAAATATGGAGAAATGGCTAATATACGCGATGAATTAAAACAAGATTTTAATATGATGGGTTCAAGTATAAACCAAGAAAACATATATATAAAGCCTATATAATTATAATTTCATGTGAAAACCTAGTTTGCTTAAGAGATCGTGAATTTCATAGTTCACGTTGCTCTTATAAAATGTAACATATGAAAATCAAACATTTCTTAAAAAATGAAAATTTCTTATTTTTAGAAAATCTTTAAAAAGTACATGTTACATTTTATAAGAGCAACGTGAACTAAGTGAATGGCGAACTAGTGAGCAAACCGCATAATAAACTGATATAATATTAATATCAATAATAAAATTTAAAGATTCATATGTATTATATATTATTTATATGAATTGCACAATTGATTATTTAATGTATATAAACGATGGTATAGACCCGTTTAGAACAATGTCTGGCTGTGGAGGTTTAGGTTATAAACCTTATGGAAATATGATTGGTGGAATGGCAAAACGTGATATAAAAACAGGTAAAATAACCGGTGAATTTATCAAACCAAAATATGTATTTGAAGAAACAAAAGGAGATGATGAAGTCCCTGAATTAGTGGATATTGAACAAATGCCATTAAGCACATTGGCTGAAAAAATTGAAGAATCTAAAGATATGACTGAAGAAGAAAAAGAGGATAGACTAATATCAGAAATTGATGATGTTATAGAAATATACAATAATGAAAAAACCCCTGTAATGACTGATGAACAAAAGAATGAATATATAGAAGCATTAGATTCTTTAAAAACACATTCAAACCCATATATATCTGAATATATTGACCTTATAAAAAATAGGATTGATAAAAATATAGAAATAAATAAATCAGATATTATAACCAGTTTAATTAATGTATATGATGTAGCAGGAGAAAGAGGATATGAACAATTAATTACTGCTTATAAACAAAATAAAAAATCAAACCCAGAATTCAATAGAATAGAAGAAGAAAGAAAAAAAATTAGAGAATATGGTATGGCGTTACAAGAAGATCCAGTATTACGTAAAGAAAAATATTATGACCAATCAACACGTATTACACTCTTTAGTAATTTAATGAAAGGTCTAAAAAACGATGAGAAAATAAGGAAAGAAAAGGAAAATATACTTGATAATTTCGATACATTTTATTCAAATTTAACACCTGAACAATTACAGAGTCAGATAAATGAATTAAAAAATATATTTTCTCAAACTGGTCAAAGCTATGATGAGAGATATAAAAAATATATAAACGAAGCTAAAAAACAAGGTATGAAAGGAAGAATGGCAGAAATATCAGCTACTAAAAAAATGATTAAAGCAAAAATTACAGTTGAAAAAAATGACTATGAAAATGATGAAAGAAATGTAAAAACATTATTGGCGGATATGCAACAAAAGCACAAAACATTAAGTAATAAAAATTCATCACAAGAAGATAAAGACAAAGCAGTTGATTTTTTATATGAAATGTATATGGAACTAATGGGACGACAACAAATCAAAGACATGGGCAATATACTTCAAGAACGAAATAATGAATCTGATAGACTTAGAGAACAAGCCCTTAAAATATTATCTGATGAAGCAAAACAAAAATTAGGAAGATTAAAACCATCAGTTGCAACAGAAGAAAGTGAATTTTTTAATAGAATGAGCGCAGTCCCAGCATTGGAAAGAGGTAGAATATCAGAGAAAGAATTAATGGAAAATGAAAGCCTTTTAACCTCTCTTGACGGTGATAATTCTACACCTAAATTTACTACTGATATGGAAGCACTGGGAAATGGTTTTAGAAGACGTTTAAAAGAAAAAAGATTTGACAATCTAAATTTAATAACTAAAGACCCATTAGACCCTAATAAAGATTATAGAAAAAGAGTATTAGACCAGTTACCAGTAGATATTATAAAAGATAATACAGTATGGGAATTAAAGAGCTTTGAAAGCCCCAAACCATACGAAAGCACAAAATTTTATAAATCTCAACCTATGTATATTTATATAGGTCCAGACGGTAGAAAATATAAAGAATATCATGCATATACATATGAATATATGGTTAAAAATCCATCTGGAGATTTACGAGGAAAAATATTGCCAGATATACAACCAACTGACGAAATGATTGGACTAAAAAATATTTTAGTAAATATCACTACTTATCCTTTAGACTCGAAAGGCGATAAAATAAAAGAAGAAAAAGTTGTAGAACAATGTGACCTTTTACCATATAAAGGCGTTACAGGATATTACAATTATTATATTCTTGAAAGCGGTAAGAAAAATATAAAATATCTCAATGTTATTGACGATATTAATAATATAAAACATAACGTGATTAGCACTCCCAATTATTCAGAACGGCATGAAAGCTTTGAAATTCCCCTTACTCAAGAAAAGTTTAAAAAATTACCAAGAACATATGAAAAACAATTATTGAAATCAATGAAAGGAAATAAAAAAAGTTTTATGGAAGCTAGAATAAAATAATTTAAAGTTTAATAATATATATAATTATATTATCAAATGAAAGAAACTATTCCTTTAGACGTATTATTCGAATCGGATATTTACACAAATTTATACAGTGGTAATACTACTGATAAAATTATAGAATCGGCAAAAGCATTAATAAAACATCCTACCAATAAAATTTTTCATATGAAAAAACTAAAATATATATTGGAAAATATCAATAGAATCGCTAAAGAATTTAAAGATAAACATATGAAAGGAGGCTCTTTATCATCGGATGATTTAAGAAGTATGTTAAGCGGGTCATATGAAAAAAATTTATCTGATGCTGGAAAATTTACAGTGGATAAAGATTTAAGTGGTAAGCGTGTAAAAGTATATCATAATCCAGAGACAAAACAAACAGTAGTTTCACATAGAGGAACCGCAAATATGAAAGATTGGCTAACAGATGCAGGTATGACATTCGGATATGAAGGTGGAAAACGTTTTAAACACTCTAAAAAAGTGCAAAAGAAAGCTGAAAAGAAATATGGAACTGAAAATTTAACTACTGTAGGACATTCTTTAGGTGCAAGATTAGCAGAGAAATATGGCCAAAAAGGTAATGAAGTTATAACACTAAATAAACCCATTATTCCCAAAACATTTGGTAAGAAAATATCAGAAAAACAATATGATATAAGAACAGAGAACGACCCAGTAAGCGCATTACATTCTCTTCAAAAGAATGAGAAAATGAAAACTATAAAATCAGATACATATAACCCATTAACGGAGCATGGTGTAGATGTTTTAAAAAGGTCAAGTGAAATATATGGAAAAGGATTATTAAAAGAAACCCATAGAAAAATCAAAGAATTAGAACCAATCGTTAAAGCTACTGGAAAACACAAAAGAAAACTAGCCAATTTATTCAAAATAAAATATGGACTAATGAAAAGAATGAAAGGAGGAATGGCAAAAGAAACATCGGAAGGTAGAACAAATACAGAGTTTTATAAAGGAGAAGATGAATTAATAAATATACCACTTGATGAATTACCTGAAAAACTAGAAAATAGTGATTTTACTCCTGAAGAAAAAATAAATTTATTATTGAATGAAACACTTGATATTATATCCCGAAATAATGATATAATAGAAAATGAAAATAAGGAAGACGTTTCAGACCAAGAATTAACAGATAGAAAAGAAGAATTGACAAAAGGACTTGATGCATTTGATAGATATATATCTAATAATGTCAGTAATCCAGAACCATATAAAGATTTATTTGATGAAATAAAGACCAAAATAAATAATAATGAACGTATTAATCCTAATTTTATGGCTAATAAAATGATAAATGATGAATTATTTATTAATGAGAATATCGCGAAAGAACAAGAAAAAATAAATAAATATAATGAAGAAAAATTAAATAGACTAACAGAAGAACAAAAATATAATGAAGATATAAAAAAAGAAAAAAGAACAATATCTGCAAATAAAGGATATATAACAAGAATAAAAAATAAAATAAAAGAAGATATTGAAGAATTGAAAAATATGGAAAAATCAATTAAAAGACAGGAAACAGAAAATACAATAAGTATAATAACTTCAGACTTAGAAGATCTTAAAGAACAATATAAAAATGAAACAAATTATAATTTGAAAAAAAAATTAGAGGAAGATATTATTATAATATCTGATAGATTAAAAAATATACGTGATTTACATAATCGTAATATATCTTCAATAGAAAATAAACAAAAAGTTATCGAAGAAAGTCAAGAAAAAATAAGTGAATATGAAAAAAAAATAAGTGAAAAAAATGAGAATATAACTGAAATAGAAGAAAATATAAATAACGAATATAATAGATTACTTAAAAAATATGAAGACGAAATAAAAGATATACCAAATAAAATAAAAGTTATGAAATCTAATATAGAAAGTCAAACTGAACCAAGAGGAAAAATAAAGGATAAATTACAAGAATATGATAATGAAGGAAGTCCTATTTTTACAGAAAATACAAAATCAGCATCAGCTATTGATAGAGGTCTTGATTGGGAAACATTAAATGAAAATGACCAATTTTTATTAAAAGCTATAGATGGAGATAATTCACAAGTTGAAAATACTAAAACAGCAACGAGATACAGTGATGAATTTATTACATATCTTAATGATATTGGAGAAGATAATAAAAAAAAATTATTAGAACATATGCCTATAGATTTTATAAAAAATAAAACATTATATGAATTAAAAAGTAAAGAAAGGACCGATATGAGAAGAGACCCTGAAAATCCTGAAAAATTTATTAAATCTGGTCCAGTAAGATACCAAGATGAATATGGAGCAACAAAATTTATGGGAACTAAAATTATGCCTGTATCACTCGATGAAGATAATGAAAACAGAGGCAGAGCAATAAAATTTAATTTTTTATATAATATTGAAAGAAATGGTAAAATATTAAGTACTATATTTCAAAATATACTGAAACAAGATAATCCAACATCAAAAAGAAAAAAAGATAAAATTATTAATGTAGATAATATATCGGCTACAATACTCCGTCCTAAAATAATATTAGATAATGGGGAAAAAAAATTTAATTATCTTGATTTACAGCCTGATTATACAGTTGGAAATGATAATACTTTTAATATATTACAAAATAATAGAGATGGATATAATTATTATTTATTAGAATCTACACCGAAAAAAATAAGATACGTAGATGTTAAAAATATTATTAATGATTTACCTCCAAATATTAATAAATATTATAATATACCTCAATCCAAATTTAGAAATATTCCAAAGTCATATGAAAAATTATTTTATAAAAATGAAGAGAAAAAAATAAAAGATTATATAAAAAAGAGAACTAAATAATATAAAAATAAAAAGAGTATGTAATTATTATTATACATATGATTGACAATTTGTTTACAGAGAGAATATTAGAAGATATAGACGAATTAATAAGACGAGGAAAAAGTAAAGACGAAATTTTAGAAATATGTGATATTCCTTTATATAATGTGAGTCAATATTATCCAGAAATATATGATTATGTAAATGATTATATAAAAAAAATGGAATCTAAAATTATAAAATATAAACCACAAAAAATTAATGCTAAAAAATTTAGTATTAAAAAAATGGCTAAAGAAACAATAGATTTTGATAGAGTTATAGAAAGAGAAAATGAACAATGGAATAAAGAGCGTAAAGAGATTAAATATTTAAACGTCAAAAAGAAAAAGACTAAAATTATAGACCTTAAAGCATATTATATAATCGATAAAACTGGTCAAAGTATATTGTCAGAAATCAAATTAAAAGATGAAGAATTATTAACACCACAAATTAAAAGGAAAGTTATTAAAGACTTGACTGAAAAATTAGATAGTCATATAAAGGCCAAAAAGAGAGAATCTGATATTAGAAAAATGTCAGGTGGAGCTGTAAAATCTCGTCAAAGAATGGTAAAAATAGATTCAGAAAGTGATAGCGATTATTAAATAATATATAAACGATATAAATAATTATTTATTATCATATAATTATCATATGAGAAAAGAGAAAAAAAAGAGCTTAAGGAAATTGAAAAAAGATTTTGAACTTCAAAGAAGAGTAGAAGATGGTCAAATGTTTGCTATAGTGAAAACTAATAATGGGTCACATTTTAATGTATTATGCACTGATAAAATAATAAGAATAGGTCGTTTATGTAATTCAATGAAAAAGGGCCCTCGCATTGGAGTAGGGTCTTATGTTATAGTATCCTTAAGAGATTTTGAGACCTCTATTTTACACTGTGATATTATTAACTACGGGGAGCCAACAATGGATATTATAAATTTATTACATGACGGAAAGAAAGAAAACGATAATATAAATTTTGAAGTTAAAGATGAATATATATCATTGAGAGATTTACCACCTAATGATGAATCTATAGATGAAAAATTAAATTGGTTGGATTTATGAATATATACAGTAAATATAATATATATTTATTATATTTAAGAAAATAATTATTTTATATTTTATTACTATGAATAATAGATTTTGTATTTTTCCTATAGTCAATACAGATATATGGCAATTATATAAAAAGCAAGTAAGCAGTATTTGGTTCCCTGATGAAATTGATTTTTCAGATGATTATAGGGGATATATGACCCTTGACGATAATCATAAACATGCTTTGAAAATGATATTGGCCTTTTTTGCTAATTCTGATGGATTGGTTAATTTCAATATCCAAAACAACCTTTTAAACGAGTTTGAAGAAGAGGTAAAATATACGTATATATTTCAGATGTTTATGGAGCAAATACATAATGAGACATACTCTTTATTGATTGAAACATTGATAAGAGAGCGAGATGAAAAAGAACAATTATTTAATTCTATTGATACTATACCAATCATTAAAAAATTATCTGATTGGGGTCTTAATTATTCATCTGGTGATTATACATTATGTGAAAAATTATTAGTCTTTATTTGCTTTGAGGGAATTATGTTTAGTGGTGCATTTGCTGTAATATTTTGGTTAAAAAAATATAGTCCTAAAGGTAAGACTTTTATGGTTGGATTAATGAAGTCAAATGAGTTTATATCACGTGACGAAGGGATGCATTTGGAGTTTGGAGTAAAGATATTTTTGAAACAAATGTTAAAAGATAATTTGACATTTGATAAAATAGAAAAAATAATTATGGAGTGTGTAGAATTAACTACTGAATTTAATAATGACTTTATAAAAGCTCAAATGATTGGTTTAAATAATACTACTATGAACCAATACACGGAATATATGGCTGACCGTGTTTTTGTTATGTTGGGATATGATAAAAAATATAAGGTTGAAAATCCATTTACATTTATGGATACTATTGGTATGATGCAAAAAACTAATTTCCACGAATCTATACCAACAGAATACCAAAAGGCAGGCTTCTCTAAAACTGTGGCTTTTTATGATGATTTCTAGGCCTTATAAAGAAACTTCCCAATAGACGAAAAATATAAGCCATCAACAAAACAAACAGGAAAATATAAAATTCTTTTTTGAGGTATTAATTTCATGTATTCAAACATGATATTTTTAAAATTTTCTTTATCAGCCATTATATAGTCATCACAGTCAATATATTTATAATCCATATTTGAACTATCTAACATATCTCTTAATTCTTCACATCTTACGCAACTTGATTTGCCATATATAGTTATACCAAAAATATTGGGTGGAGGAGGCATAAAACTTATATCATCTACATACATTTCTTTGTTTTCCATAATATTAATTTATATTTTTATTTATTTAAACCTTGTTAATTATTCTTTCGTTAATTCTTGTATAATCAGGGTTTTCTCTTGTGATGACTATCATTTTAGCCCTTCTAAAATTTCCTTCATATGCATAAAAGGCATTCACATGATTAAAATGTTGAATCATAAATTTATAGTCAATATTATATTTTGGCTCATAAACGAGATATAATTTATTAAGGTCTATATCATTATTGCATTCTATGAATGTATCGAAGAGTTTAATTTTTTCTTCATATGGTAAATTATTGGGCATTAAAAATAAAGTATTTGTTTCATCGTTTAATATAGTATTATAAACTTCTCTGCGTTTATTGGTCCATAAAATAAAGAATTCTGATTTGGATAAATCTAATAGCGACATAATATAATAATAAATATATATACCATTATTTCTTTAAACCCTTTTCCGTGCAATTAATAATTAATGGTGACTATATATATTTTCACGTTGCTCTTATAAATTGTAACCAATGAAAATATAACATTTCTTAAAAATACAAAATTTTATAATTTCTATAA